ATGATAATGAGAAACTATATGAACTATTGGAAGAGTTCAAAATGGATGAAGATTATGATGATTTATTGTTATATAAGTTGGAGCGTTTCGATGTCAAAGAAAATTACAAGGAAGATTTTCCAGATTATAAAAATGAAGATATAACAAGCAAATATATTAACATCACTGTTCATATAAAAGACGAGGAGCATTTGAAGAAATTCGCACAAGCTTTAGGAAGAGATATAAAAAGTTCTGCAAAATATCTTTATATACCAGCTGACTGTAAAGATGAATATCAATAGCCAATTTCCAATTTTCATTGTATCCAAAGGAAGATATGAAATCAGAATGACATCTGATGCTCTATCTAAATTGAAAGTGAAACATCATATAGTTATAGAGAAGCAAGAATACGATTTATACAGGGAACATACCAAAGGCAATTCTTTCGTAGAATTAGTCATATTAGATAAAAAATTTCAAGACGAGTATAAAGTTTTAGATGATTTAGGTGATTCTAAGTCTAAAGGACCAGGAGCAGCAAGGAATTTTGTCTGGGATTATTCAATGAAAGCTGGATATAGTCATCATTGGGTTATGGATGATAATATTAGAGATTTTTATTCATACAATAAGAATAGAAGGAAACCGATAAAAGATTCCAAGATATTTAATAGCCTATTGAATCAAATAGAAAATGTGGCTTGTTCTTATTCTAATGTTTATATGTCGGGAATGAATTATGTAATGTTCGTTCCAGATAAGCAAAAATGCAATCCATACACTCTAAATACTCGGATCTATTCTTGCAACTTTATAAGAAATGATATTCCGTTTCGATGGCGAGGAAGGTATAATGAAGATACAATATTAAGTTTAGACATATTGGCTAAAGGATTTTGTACACTTCAATTTAATGTTTTACTACAACAGAAAATTACTACACAGAAATTAGGAGGAGGAAATACAAAAGAATTTTATGCAGAAGAGGGGACATACCCAAAGAGTAAAATGTTGATTGATGTATATCCTCAATATTGCAAAATGGTACATAGATTTGGAAGAATACATCATTTTTGTAATTATCAAATATTTAAAAATAAACTAAAAAAATGCCTAGAGGTAAAAAGAGAGAACCAGAAGAAATAGAAAGTTGGGTACGAACTATTGTACCAATGCTACAAAGAGGAAGTGATTTACACAATGCCTGTTTATATGCAAAAATTCCATATACAACTTTGCTAGATTATTATAAAAAAGATGAAAGTGTTCGTAATCAAATCGATTCTGCCACGAGTTATCTGGATATGGTAGCCGAAACAGTTATTGCTGATAAGATTATTAAGGAGAAATCAGACTTTAATGCAAGGTGGAGATTAGAGAGAACGCAGAAAGATAAATACAGCTCAAGACAGGATTTGACGAGTAAAGGGAATGAATTAAATACAACTATCAATATTGTAACCAATGCAAAAAAAGATAAAAAATGAGATAAATGTGGTGCTTAATATCGCTGAATTTATTCTGAAACCTTTTGTATCGGTTATTAAATTTGTAATTATTAGAGCTGGAAGAAGATCTGGAAAGACTTATAATGCCGTTGAATGGATATGTATTGAATTAATGAGTGATGTAATGACTGGTTTATGGGTTGATACGACTCAACTTAATTTAAAGAAGTATGTAACAAAATATTTCAAGCCAATATTAGGAGAAGCATGGGAATTATGTGATTATAATGCACAGATGCACATGATTACTTTTCCGAATGGGTCAATATTAGAAATGGGATCTGCACAAAGGCCAGAATTGTTAGAAGGTTTTGAATATGATCGAGGAGTAATTAATGAAGCTGGAATTGTCTTTAAGATGAAGCCAGATCTTTGGGATAATACACTAAGGGCGATGTTCAAAGGAAAAAATACTTTGGTTAAAATAATTGGAACACCAAAAGGAAAGAGAGATAAGAAAACACCAGATGGATTAAGTACATATTTTCGGTTATCTGAAAAATGTAAAATTAATGATGATTGGAAAGAATATAAATATAGATCGGAGGATTCACCATTTTGGGATAAAAAAGAATTAGCACAAATAAAAAAAGAAACACCTCCACAGAAATATAAACAAGAATATAATGCAGAATTTACAGAAGGGGATGAAAGCGGAATAGTTAAAATGGAAATGTTAAGGCATTGGGATTGTTTACCATCAACAATAAAGACTGTTTATATGCACGCAGATACAACTCATACTGGAAAAACAACATCAGATTATTTTGCTTTATTTGCAATAGGACAATGTGAGAAGAGTAAGAACTTTTATTTGATTGATTATATATTAGAAAAATTAACAGTCGAAGCACAATCAAAAGCTACTATACAATTTTATCAAAAATTAAGAGGAAAATATTCAGTTGGAAAATTAACTTATGATGAGAAAGCAAATCAAGGTTTTGGATTTTGGATAAAAAAATTAGCAAGAGAAGATTATGGAATAAGTTTACCGATCCAAGAGTTGAGATATCCGAATGATAAAATGACACATTTCGAGCCACATTATGCACATTTTGTTGCAAATAGGGTTTATTTTCCGAATGTTCATAATAAAAGGGAAGAGCTAATTGGACAAGTAACGTCTTTTCCAGATGAGTCTGTAAATGATGATGCAATTGATGGATTAAGTGGATGTTTAGATAATTTCATGCAAGCTGAACCGAGTATAACAATTGGCTGAATTTACATTTAAAAAATGATACAGTATAATTGATGCAAGTATTGTTTTTTTAAATTTATAATGATTAAAACAGCTATAAAAAATTGGTTGGGAATGAAACAGAAAGAAATAACAGGAAATGCATTGATTGATTATTTAACAGGGAATCAAGACCAATTGACATTGGAAGAGCAATTGCAAACATACGATAGCAATGTATGGGTAAATACCTGCGTCAGTATCAGAGCTGATGTTTTTGCAGATTCAGTTTTATATTTAGAAGATCAAAACGGAGAGAGGATCGACAAACATCCTTTTTTAGAGTTGATTAATAAGCCTAGTCCATATATGACTAGATACGATATGATGAGATATATGTCAATCCACGAAGATCTAACAGGAAATGCCTATATGCTTTACGATTCTGCTGGAAAAGAATTTAATAAAAGGAAGATCAATCGGATTCAAATAATGTTGCCACAAGATGTAACAATCACAACATCACCAAAAACGTATATAGAGAAATATACATATAGAGTGAATGGAGTTGATCACGATTTTCCACCAGAGCAAGTAACACATTTTAAAGATCTATCACCAATTGATATGGTCTATGGGACTTCACCATTGAAGAGCTTAAAATATATATTAAAATCTGATAGCTTTTCTAATAGATGGAATTATAATTTTTTTAAGAATGGAGCGAGTATTGGGACAATTTTAGAGCATGAAAATACATTAACTGATGAAGTTAAAAGAAGATTAATCGCTGCATTTAGTGCGAATCATAAAGGGGCAGAAAAGAGCCACAAAACGATTATACTAGATGGAGGTTTGAAGGTAAAAGAAATGGAGAAAAAGCATAGAGATATGGAATTTTCTGAAATGCAAGATAAATATAGAGATAAGATTATTGCAGCATATAGAGTACCAAAAATTTTAATAGCTCAATATGAAGGAGGAAGTTTGGCAGAAGCAGAAACAGCAGAAAATGTTTTTGCAGAATTTGTTATCAAGCCAAAGTTGGCTAGATTTTGTCAGACATTAACGCTTGATCTGTTGCCACATTTTGATAATACTGGTAAATTGAAAGTTAGATATGAAGATCCAGTCAAGGCAAACAAAGAATTTGAAGAAAAGAAATTGAATGATGGAATCAATAAATGGATCACGATCAATGAACGTAGAGAATTAGAAGGATTAGAGAATGTTGAAGGGGGCGATGTTATTTATCAAGCTTTGAATCTTGTACCTTTAGGAACTGAATCAATAGTTGAAGAAGAAGTTGTTGAAGAAGTTGTTGAAGAAAAGCCAGAAGAAACAGAAGAGGATAAAAAAAAAGCCTTAATTAGAAAGAAAATTAAAAATCTATCTCAAGAATTCAAAGATACTTATGCACAGAAATTTATATTAATGCATGGAAAGAATGAAGAGAGATTTATGAGTAAATTGCATGGAGTATTTAGGGATCAACAAAAAGATGTTTTGGCAAAATTAGAAGTTCACAAAACATATAAATATACAAAGAGTTTGGCAGATGATGTTTTTAATAAGAAGAAATGGATTAAAAAATTCAATGAAATATTTACACCTGTTTTGACATCGATATTAGTTGAAAATGCAGATGATGCTTCAACTTTATTTGGGTTAGGTGTAACACTTACAGGAAGTGATTTAATCGTTCAGCAAGCAGTTAAAAAACAAGTACTAAAGTTTGCACAAGAAGTAAATAATACAACCAAAGATCATATCAGAAAAGAATTATCAGAAGGATTAGGAAGTGGTGAAGGAATACCAGACTTGTCTAAAAGAATGAAGAAAATATTTAAACAGGCTGCTACTTATAGGACTAATGCAATTGCAAGGACAGAAACAACAAAAGCGAGTAACAAAGGAGCAATTATCACTTACAAGGAAAGCGATGTTGTTGATAAAAAAGAATGGTTGGCAACTTTTGATGAGAGAACAAGAACAGATCATGCAGTAGCAAATGGGCAAGTAGTAGGAGTTGATGAAGAATTTTTGGTAGGAGGTGAAAGATTAGAATATCCAGCAGCACCAACAGGATCAGCAAGCAATGTTATAAATTGTCGTTGCACAGTTTTACCAGTAGTAGAATAATTAATTAAAATAATATTATGAATGAATTATTGAAATTTATAAAAGAATACAAGGCGAAAAACTTTCAAGAAGTTTTGAAGGAAGAGAAAATTGATGTAACAGAAATTAAAGAGTTCCAGAATTTTGCAACAATCAACAAAGCTTCAGTAAATGAGAAAGATAGAACGATTGAAGTTATTGCAACAAAGGAAGTTATAGACAGACAGGGAGATATGATCAAAGTGAATGGAATCAATATTGAAAAATTTATTAAAAATCCAGTTGTGCCATTTGGGCATGATTATAGTGAATTGCCAGTAGCAAAAGGAGTAGGAATCAGATTTGAAGGCGATGAATTATTAATCAAACTACAATTTCCAACGAAAGCTGTATATGAAAAAGGAGATACAGTATTCAAAATGATTAAAGAAGGATATTTAAACGCTGTTTCTATCGGATTTATTCCAATTAAACAGGCTTGGGATGATGAAATAAAAGCTTATGTAATAGAGAAATCTGAATTATTAGAAGTTTCAATTGTACCAGTTCCAGCAAATCAAGATGCTCTTATACGAGGATTTAAAGCATTAAAAACTGTTGAAGATATAGAAACACCAGATCCAGAAGAAAAAGAAGTGAAAGAAGATGAACCAGAGGAGATTAATGAAAAAATTGTTGATCATAATAAAACAATGATAAAGATTTATAGAAAATATCAAGTTCAATTAAGGGATGTTTTGCAAATTGATGCTACAGAAGATGAAGAAGAAACTGCAGAAAAAGTTTTTAATTCAGTTATTGGAGTTTGCAGTTTAGTTAAAGATTTAATTTCAGATAATCAGAATAAGACCAATTCTGATGATGATACTTCAAAAGAGGAAGAGAACCAACCTCAAGATGAAGAAAGCCTAGCTGAAAAGGCTCTAAAAGGATTCAGTTTATAATTTACTAACCATATTATTATGGACAAATTGAAAGAATTGTTAGCAAAGCAATTAGACGGAAGTATTTCTGAAACAGAGTTAAAAACTTTGAAAGAATTACAAGCTGAAAATGCTTTAATGGCAAAAATCAAAGATGTAGTTGTTGAAACTACAAAAGAAACAATGGAGCTAAATCAAAAAGATCTTTTGGTGGCTCAAAAAAAGGAAGCTAAGGGAATTATTGCAAAAGCTCAAGGATTAATGAGTGATGCAATTAAATCTCAATTTGACGGAGTCGAAGGAGAAGAAGAGAAAAAAGAATTTGCTACAAACGTAGTGATTCATTCTTATTTCAAAGCGTTAAGAAACAATGATGTTGCATTAATTAAAGATCTATCAGAAGGAACTAATTCTGAAGGTGGGTATTTAGTACCAGCTCCATTAAGCAATAAGATTTATGAAATCATAGTTGCAGAAGGACTTGCAAGAAGAGAAATGAGTGTTATTCCAATGACATCAAAAACTTTAGATCTTTCAACATTGGCTACAAAACCAACTATCTATTATGTAGCAGAAGGTGCAGCAATTACTGCTTCTGATGTTGCTTTTGGTAGAAAAACTTTGACTGCTCAAAAAATGGCTGGGATCACAGCAATGAGTAATGAGGTTTTAGATGATGCTAATATCGCATTAATTCCATTTGTAATCAGAAAATTTGCAGAAGCATTTATTGAAGAAGAAGATACAGCATTTTTCAATACTTCAGCTTCAGCAGGGATTACTGGAATCATTGAAGATACAGGAACAAATGTTGTAACAATGGGATCTGGAAATACATCATTTGCAGATTTATCTTATGACAATTTAGTTGATGTAATTCAATCATTGCCAAATGGAGAAAGAAAAGGAGCAAAATGGTGTATGAGTTCTTATGTAGTTGGATTAGTTATGAAACTAAAAGACACTACAAACCAACCAATCTGGAATAGAGCAGTAGAAGGTCAACCAGCAAGATTGTTAGGTTATCCAATCATAGAAAATGATAAAATGCCAGATGCATCTGATGATGGTATTTCAACTGAATTTATTACTTTTGGAAACTATAAAAAGTATCTAATCGGAGACAGAAAATCAGTTCAAGCAACTATTCTTAAAGAAGGAACAGTTGGGTCAACAAATTTAGCAGAGAAAGATTCAACAGGATTGAGAATCGTTCAAAGACTATCTGGAATTGCACCAACACCAACTTCATTCACTACAGTGAAAACTGCAGCAGCGTAGTATATTTCTTGTTTAGTTATATTCCTTTGCCCTTTCATTAGGGCAAGGATAATATAATTAATAATAACAATTTAAAATGGCAACATATTTATTGAAAGAAGATGTCCAAAGAAAAATCATTATTGATGGAAAACAACTATCAGTAACAAAACCTGTAAAATTAAGCGACAAACAAGCAAAAGAATTTAAAAGCGAAATTGTTAAAGTGAAAACAGCAAAAGTTGAAACTCCAAAGGTTGAAGAAGAAAAAGAAGAAGAAACACCAATTAAAGAAGAAGAAATTAAAAAATAATAATGGCTATACTATCTTACGCATTAACGGATACAGCGACAATCGCAACGCAATTAGGTAAAACACTAACTGCTGGAGAAACAACGATTCTCGAAAATATGATTAATCAAGCTACACAATATGCAGAAAAATATATTGGTAGATTCATAAAAGGAAGAGGGGAAGATTTAACAGAGGTTTTAGATATTGAAGAAAAAACTGATGTTATATTTACAAAGAATTTTCCAATTATTTCAATTACAAGCATTACAGAAGATGAAGAGGTTATCAGCACAGATGATTATTATGAATATAGTAATACTGGAATGTTACGGAAAAAAGACGCTAATTGGACTAAAGGTTTTCAGATTGTTTCAATAGTTTATCAAGGAGGATATGCAACAGTGCCAGAAGATATTGCTCAATGGTGTGTAAATTTAGTTATAACGATGTTTAAAGATAAAGATAGAGGAAATATCACAAGTGAAAAAGTAGGAGATCTAGCAGTAAGTTATGGAGAAGTGGGGGCATGGATCAACAAAAATTCATTTTCTCAAAAAGTTTTAGATACATATAAAAGTAATTTTTTATAATGGGATTAATTGAGCAAAACACAATTACATTTTCGGTGGAAAGATTAACGACAGTTGGAAACAAGCAAAATTATATAGAAATTTCAACAGGAAATGGTGGGTTTTTTCAACCAGTATCAGCAAAAGAAGGTGCTGCATTATCTGGTGATTATTCTAAAATGGTGTCAATATATTTTGATAGGAGTATCAATATAAAAATAGGAGATCGTATTATAGTAGATTCTTCTGATACATGGGATGAATTTCAAAATCTAATCTGGGATGAAATAGAAACTTCATGGAATAAAACAAAAGATTTATATTGTTATGTTAATGGATTACAAGATTTTAATTATGGATCATTGAATCATAAAAAAGCTCTATTGGAGATTAAAAATGTATAATGGAATTAAAACTAGATAGTAAGGATTTAGAGAAGTTTCATAAATATTTAAAAACACATCCAGATCTAGTTAAAAAATATTCTGGGATCGCAATGGAGAAAAGTGGCTTTGTATTGGAAGAACAAGCAAAAAGAGAAGCACCAGTTGATACGAGTAGATTGAGAACAAGTATCAGAGCAAAAGTAACACCATTAAAGACTACAGTAACGCCAATGGTTGAATATGCAGTATATGTCCACGAAGGAACGAGAAACCAAAAGAAGAATCCATTTTTAACCAGAGCAAGTGAAAAGAAAAGAAAAACAGTAATAGGATTCTTCAAAAAAGCATTAGATCAAATAGTAACAGCATTAAAAAATGGCTAATTTTACAAGTATAAGAACATCATTATTAAATCTACTTAAAACACTATCATCAGTTGATAGTACGAAAGTAAAAGGATATGGTACAGTTGAGCCGACAGGTTATCCGTTTATAACTCTTGAAACTTTAGGGAATGAATCAGAAGCAACAGATGAAAAGAATATCGAGAGAATATATAAATACAGGATTAGAGTCTATATCAATATGGACAAAGAGCAAGCAGGAATTGAGTGGGCAGAAGATACATTATTGGTTGTATTAGATGAAATCGCAGATAAGATTGATAATGATTATACATTAAGCAATACAGTCGATTGGATAGAAACAGTTGATGTAAATACTGGATATACAGAAAATGCAGAAGGAACAATGAGAATTGCAGAAATAGAATTAAAAATACATAAATTGTACCAATTAACATAACTAAATGGACAAAGCACCAAAGAATAAACAAATTACAAAGATCAAAAGAGAAAAGAGAAAATTCTTTTTTCCAGAAATGAATGTAACTATTGAAGCACATGATATAGTAGAAGCAACCAAATTATTAAAAAATAACATAAAATAATATGAGCAAATTCATAGGAAAACTTGCAGGAGTCGGAATTGGGAAAGAAGTAACAGCAGGAACGGCTGTAACACCAACATTTTGGCTACCAGTAGCAGAAAAGAACGCAAATATATCAGCAGAATATCTAAATGATGAATCTGATTATGGGATCATTAACAAGTCAGTAAGTGGCGAAGTTATTTATTCTAAAGGAGAACCAAATTTTAAAGGTATGATCTTTGATAAATCTTTTGGATTATTGATGTTGGCAGCGTTAGGAATAGTAACAACAACAGCAGATTCACCAGAAGCAGGAGTAAATACTCACGTTTTCACAGTTGATAATGATGTAGATCATCCAGCTTTGACAATAGCATTTAAAGATAAAAACCAAGATTATTGTATCCCATATTCTAAAATGGCAAATCTTGCAATTAATTATATTGCTAAACAATTTATCGGATACGAAGCTTCATTTGTAGGACAGAAAAAAGAAACAGATTCAAACACTGTAGCTTATACTTCAGAAAATCATTTTAATAGTTCAATGTTCAGTCTTAAATTAGCAGCGAATGTTGCAGGACTCGGAGCAGCTTCAGAAATTGATGTAGTAGATTTTAAATTAAATATTACAAAAGATATTACAGAGCATGAAGCATTAGGACACGATGAACCAGCAGAAATATTTAATGGAGGAATGGAAATCGGAGTAGAATTTGAAATGTTAGCAGATAATACAACTTACCAAGCACTATTTGAAAATGGGACAGCTCAAGCGATGGAAATTAATCTAGTAAATACTGGAGTTACAATCGGAGCGTCTTCAAATCCATCTTTAAAAATAGTTTTGGACAAAGTGAATCTTGAAGAAATGGATTATCCTTATGAAAATGAAGGATTAACAAGATACAAATTCACAGGAAAAGCACATTATGATACAGCAAATGCAAGTGCAATAACTGGAACATTAGTAAATACTCAAACTTCATACTAATATAAATAACTAAACAAGAAATTATGATTAAAGTAAGCAAAGGAGAAGTAAGTTTTAAAACTTATACTCGAAAAATGCAAAGAATTATCAATGCAATCACTTACAAAGGATTAGCAATTGAGATGGGTACAGGAGCAATATCTGATATTCCTATGGAGAATATGATGGCAGCTCAAGAAAAAGCAGTTGAACTTTTATTTGATAAAATCACAATCAAAGGCAAAGATCATGAGTATAAAGATTTAGAAGATCTTGAAACAAAGGAATTATTTACACTTAATGATTGGGCAATTATCGAAGCAGCAGCAATTAATATTGTGAAAAATGCAAACGAACTAAAAAAAAAGTTAGTAAAATAAGAGCAATATTGTTAGGAGGTCAGAACATGCATGATGAAGATCTAAAAGAATATATCTTATGTAAAAATATTTATCACTGTACACCAAAAGAATTAGATGAACAGGAAGCAATAAAATTAGATTTGCATTACAGTATTTATTCAATGGAAATAGAAGCGAAAAATAAATTAAATAAGAAAAATGGCAGAAAATAAGAATCTAAATCTAATACTATCTTTAAAAGATAATGCGACCAGCAAATTAAAAAAATTCAGTGCTGTTGGAATCGCAGCAGTTGGAGCTTTGGGAATAGCTTCTGTTAAAATGGCAGGAGATTTTGAGAAATCAATGGGAAATGTTGCAACTCTAGTTGATACCAGTGCAGAAAGCATGGCAGAAATGAGCCAGCAAGTTAAAGATATTGCTTCAAGATCACCTGTTCAATTAGGGGATTTATCAGCAGCTTTATATGATGTAAGATCTGCAGGAGTTTCTTCAGCAGATGCAATGATGGTTTTAGAGCAATCGGCGAGATTAGGAGTAGCAGGATTAGGAACAACTGGGGAAGCTGTAAATCTAGCAACTTCAGCAATTAATTCTTTTGGACTTGAAGGAATAGAAGCAAAAAATGCTTTTGATATTTTACAATTAACAGTTAAATCTGGAAAAACAAATATTGCAGAATTAGCTCAATCATTCGGAAATGTTGCAGGAGTCGCAAGTGCTGCTGGAATAGGATTTGATGAATTACAAGCTGCAACTGCTGCACTAACAACAACAGGGCAAAAAGCCAGCGTTGCACAGACTCAATTAAGGGCTTCAATTCTAGCAATTCAAGCACCAACAGATGCAATGGCAGATGCAATTAATACTGCTGGATATGAAAGTGGATCAGCAATGTTAAAAGAATTAGGTTTGGTCGATTCAATGAAATTATTGGCAGAAGTAGCAAATAATGATACTTCAGAAATGAAAAAAATGTATGGATCAGTTGAAGCATTAGGAGCTTCAATCTCATTAACAGGAGAACAAAATACAGCTTTTACTGATACCTTGAACCAAATGACAAATGCAGAAGGTGTTTTAGATGAAGCTTTTAATAAACAGAATGAAACTTTTGCAGCTCAATATCAGATTCTAAAGAATAATTTGGGCAATGTAATGATTGAATTAGGGACATCTATTTTGCCAGTTCTTATGGATGCAATGAAAAGTCTAACAACATTTGTTAGTGAAAATAAAGAGTCTATAAAATCTCTTGCAACATTTTTAGGAACAGTATTTAAGGGAGCAATTGCAATAGCTGGACATGCTATAAATGGGTTTAGTATAACATTCGAAAAATTAACTGATTGGGTTGCTAGAATAATTGGTGCATTTAATAGGTTAAAAAGAACATTCAGTAATTTCTCTATTCCAAGAAGTGTAAGCAGGGCAGTCAGTGCTTTAGGATTTGCAGATGGAGGAATTGTGCCACAATATTTTGCAGGTGGAGGGATGCCAAAAGGTTCTGATACAGTGCCAGCAATGCTAACGCCTGGCGAAGTAGTTTTAAATGCAGCACAGCAAAAAAATGTAGCTGGGCAATTAAACGGAAATAGTATTACAATTTCTGGTAACAATTTTCAAGGGACACCAAGAGAAATGGCAGAACAAATGTTTGAAATATTACAAGACAAATTACAAGCTAATTTAAGAATGGCATGAGTTTCATATTAAAAATAAATAATATAGATCGGACTATTTATGTTGATAAAAGTTCGTTTGCTTTAACACAAGTTGCAAATGATGAAGTTGATGAATTACGTTTTACTTTAATTCTATCTAGTAGTGATATGGCAACAATCAAACCAGATATTTCAAGCAAAGTAGAATTTTTTGATGGATCTGATAAGTTATTTGGTGGATATATTAGAAAAATAAATGAGGGAAATATTAATTATAAATTATTCGGAATTGAATGTACTTGTTTTGATTATTCTTTTGATTTAGGCTCAAAGGTTGTTGTGGATAATTATCAAGATAAAAGCCTATTATATGTATTGAATACATTGATTAATAATTATGCGAATACAGAGCAGAAAATAATTGATTCAATGGAATCTGGTTGGTCAGCAGGAAGTGCAGATACAACTAATTTTGTTGAAGGTGAACAGAGCTTAAAAATATCAAATACTACAGCGAATAAATCAATAGCATTAAATCTTGAAACTTTCTCAAATAATGTAGTAAGTGATTCAGATGATTATATTGATTTTTGGTATTATGTAGAAGATTCAAGCAATTTAACTTCTGTATCTTTGAAATTAGGAGATTCAGCATTTACAAATTATTATCTTGAAACAATTTCTAGTGGATTCAGTGATGGATGGAATTATTCACATATTCAGAAATCAGATTTTACACTTACAGGAACATTAGACTGGGACAGTATCGCAAAAGTAGAAGTAGGATCTGTTGGAACTTCAGATGTAAGTTTTGATGATATTAGAATGATCAGTGAAGATTCTTTTTATAAATCTGGGATAGAAAAAGATGGGGTCAATGTAGATTTTATTTCATGGAATTATGAACCTTTAAATCAAGTAATTAAACAGCTTGCAGATCTAGTTGGTTATTATTGGTATATAGATTCTGATAAAAATGTAAAGTTTTTCAGTGCAGGTTTTGAATTAACTACTTTTGATATAGAAGATGATAATGGGAATATGCTACAGAATAGTTTGAAAATTATGAATGATGGAACACAGATAAAAAATGCTATATATGTCAGAGGAGGAGAATATCTTGCAACAAATTTAGCAGAAGAAAAACATCTTGGCGATGGAGAAATGAGAAATTGGAAATTAAATAATAATGGAAAAACATTAAAAGTTTATGTCGATTCTGGTTCTGGTTATGTAGAAAAAACAGTTGGAATTGAAAATCTTAATGAAGATGATGGTTCTTATGATTGGTTCTGGAATAATTCAGAGAAATATATAAAACAAGCAGATTTTGGAAGTCCAGCAACTTTATCTAATACAGATAAATTGAAGATTACGTATTATCCATATTTGCCTGTTTTAACGTACATTGAAGACGGTGGGTCTATCACAACTCATGGAAAGCAAGAAATCGCTATAATCGACAATACAATCAAATCTAAAGAAGGTGCAAGACAAAGAGCATTGGCAGAATTAGATGCATTTAAGAATAGTTTGGCAAATAATAAAGTCCAAACATATACAGCAGGAGCGAGAGCAGGGCAACAAATACAGATCAATTCAGTTATAAGAAATTTGAATGAGTATTTTATAATTTGGCGATTAAAGGTTATAATTAAAAATGATGATTCATTGCAATATTCACTTGATCTAATTGATAAGAAAAAATTGACACTTACAAATACATTGATTCAATTATTATTAGCAAAATATAAATCTATCAAGATTGCAGATGATGAAATTTTAGATAAATTATCGGTTCATAATGAAAATGTTGTAATTCAAGAAAATCATATTATAACAGTGGAAGGATTTACAAAAAATTATGGAGCAGATGCAAATGCAGGAAAATATAACCAGTGCCAATATGCGTAATGAAAAATCAAAAATAATAGGATTACATACTATAAGGAAATATGCACTTAATACAAAAGAAGCATTGCAGATTGATAAAATAATCAATAATTTATTGCAATGTGGTTATCTTTTGACTGGGAGAACTATATCTTATTGGCTTGCAAAATTAGAATTAAAAAGGGAAAAAGTTTATAAAAATATTATAGTAACTGCAGGAAGAAATGTTTTGGCAGGAGTTTTAGCAAATGATTATGTTGCAGATGCATATATTAATTATGGAGCTTTAGGAGATTCTGGGACTACTCCAACAATAGGAAATACAACTTTAAATAATGAAACTACTAGAAAATTAATATCTAGTGCAGAATCTAATTTGAATGTTGCAGAAATAACTCAATATTGGGCAAGTGGTGAAGCGAACGATCATCATTATGAAGCTGGAGAGTTTATCGCAGCAACAGCAATAGCAAATTCTGGCGTTCTATTTAGTCATTGGTTAATGGATGAAGAGAAAACATCAGCAGAATCTATGACGATTGAAAGTCAATATACATTCACTCAATAATATTATTATATGGCAGTAGGAAAAAGCGTAAATGTAGCAGCAGGAGATACAATTTTGGCAGTTCATCATAATTTTTTAAGAGAAGATTCTATTAAAGAAGTTAAGAATAAAACAGCTAATTATATTGTTTCTATCACTGAAGATTATAATGATCTAATCACTAATTTAGGAGCAAGTGGAGATATAGAAATTTCTTTGCCTAGTTGTGAAGTTGATGCAGCTATTAATGTATTGGTGGCAGCAGATGGAAAAGCTTTGAAGATTCAGCCAGCAAGTGGAGATACGATTGAATGGGTAGATGGTTCAATAACATCAAGTGAATTTTTAGAAAGTAGTGATATTGGATCAACAGTAAAATTGATCGGATTAGATAACGATAAATGGCTTGCAACTATTATTGGAACATGGACAGAAACAACTTAATATATTTTTATGGTAGGAGAAAGCTCGGATGTAGCACAAAGCGACATTGTAAATCCAGATGATCATAATAATTTAAGATCAGATATTTTCCAGTCTGTAAAAGCTAAAACAGCAGATTATTTAGTTGATATAAATACAGATTATAATGATATTATTACAAATAAAGGAGCTACAGAAGATATAGAAATCACTTTGCCAGATTGTGAAGTTGGGGCAGTTCATAAATTTGAAGTAGTAGAAGCTTTTGCTTTAAAAATTACTGCTGCTGCTGGGAATAATTTTATATGCAATGAAGATTTAACAGCTTTTGGAGATTCAATATCAAGTAATAAAATCGGTACAAGTGTAGAACTTTATGGATTAGATTCAACTACTTGGGGAGTTTTCCCTATTGGTTTTTGGTATTCTCCATATTTTGGGGATGGATCAGATGGAGATTTAACAGTTACAGGAACAACTACTGTAACAATGAAACAAATATATGAGGATGAAAATGTAACAGGGATTACAACTAAAAATGGAGTAGGAAAAGGATTAAACAAAGGATCTGGGACTTATATGGATGGATCAGATGACGAAATGCCAAATTTCCAAAATGTAACAATAAATTCTGGTCAGAAAATAATCGGTGATGATTCTAATAGATACACTGATAATGGACATACTTTTTTCAGATGTAGTGGAATTTTAGGAGGTTCTGGATCTATTGATGAATCTGGTTTTGGAGGAAAAGGATCAATCTCAAGTTATGGTAGGGGATATGGAGGATATGGGACACAAACAACAGTAAGAGGAGGAAATGGCGGAGTTCATTCATCATCTTATTCTGGAAGTGCAGCAACATCAAATGGAAGTGGTGGTGGAGGTGGTGGAGCTAGCAGATATGGAATTTCTGGTGGAGGAGGAGCAGGACAATCTGGTGCTTTAGGAGGAGCAGGAGGTGGTGGTGGTGGTGGTTATAACACCAACACAAATGATGATGGAAGAGGAGGAGGTGGTGGTGGAGCTGGTTATGGTTCTGCTGGTTCTGGGGGTTCTGGAGGTTATTCTGGAAACAGTGGATCGACTTCTGGAGGAAATGGTGGAGCTGGTTTACATACTTATAGTGATGATTCTGAAGGCGGTGGAGGTGGTGGTGGTGGAACTTATGGATCTGCTAACTTCGGAAATGATAATATAGATTTAGTTGATGAATTTTATATAGGATCTGGTGGAGGAGATGGAAATATGGGGACTGGAGATGATGGTATCGGATATGGAGGACTTGGAGGAAATGGTGGAGGAAAAATCAGAGTTGCAGCAAGAGAAATAGAAGATACAATTTCAATAAAAGCAAATGGAAATGTAGGAGGAAGTGGAACACAAGGAGGAGGTACTTCGGATGATGGACATGGAGGAAATGGTGGATCTGGATCTGGTGGTTCTATCTGGATAATAACTAAAAATGGATCTTTCGGTTCTGGATTAATAACAGCAAATGGAGGGGCTGCGAATAATGCAGGAACATATAATTCTGGGGGAGGATATGGTGGAGCTGGAAGAATTAGAATAGATGGAAATTATACAGGGACAACAACACCACCACCAGCTTATGTAGGAGGACTTTAATAAATAATTAATAAAATATATGTCAACAATAACAACGATTGCAGGATCTGATAAAATAAAAGATAGCAGAGCCGTCATCAACACAAATTTTGAAAATCTTAATACTGATAAAGTAGAAAAAGATAATGTTTTAGAAAAGGATAATACAACTGTATTTGTGCCAACAGCAGATTATCATCCAGCTACTAAAAAATATGTTGATGATACTATTCCATCAATACCAGTTACGTCAGTTGCAGGAAAAACAGGGGCAGTTCTTTTGGTAAAAGCAGATGTTGGACTTGGGAATGTTGATAATACTTCTGATGTGAATAAGCCAATAAGCACAGCGACTCAAGCAGCTTTAGACGGAAAACAAGCAAGTATGGGATCAGATGATAATTATGTAACAGATGCAGAAAAGGTTATTATCGGAAACACTTCTGGATCAAATACAGGAGATCAAGATTTAAGTGCTTTGGCTTTAAAATCAAATGTTTTAGAGAAGAATAATACAACATCATTTACACCAGATGCAGATTATGAGCCAGCGACCAAAAAATATGTTGATGATAATATTCCAAATGTGCCAGTATCTTCAGTTGCAGGAAAAACTGGGGTAGTTACTCTTGTTAAAGCAGATGTCGGATTAGGAAATGTTGATAATACCACAGATGCAGGAAAGCCAATAAGTTCAGCAACTCAATCAGCTTTAGATGGAAAACAGGCTTCAATGGGAAGTGATGATAATTATGTAACAGATGCAGAAAAAATAGTAATAGGAAACACTTCTGGAACTAATACAGGTGATCAAGAAATACCAGTAAAAGCTACAGGGACAGAATTAGATACAGGAACAGATGATACTAAATTTGCTACAGCAAAGGCTTTAGTAGATAGTAAATATATGAAAAATGATGAATCGGTTACTCTTACAAATAAAGTTATAGATGGAGATAATAATACAATTCAAAATGTGCCAGCAGCAGCAATAAAAGCTGGATCATTAGTTGCTGAAATGGTTGCTTCAGATCATGGAGCAGCAGGAACAGATCAATTAGTTAATGTTTGTTATGGTACAAGTGCAACACCACCAACGGCTAATACAACGACTATTGGAACTCTTTATATACAATATACAGCTTAATCAATAAATTATGGCAGATAATTATGATATATCAGAAATTGATTCAATATCTAGGGGATCGAAAAAAGAATGGAATTCTTTGGTTAGAATTGATGATACGCATTTTATAGAAGCATTTTGTGATGATGATGATAAAGGTCATATTCATGTATTTAGTTGCGATGCAAATGGTGATAATATTACAATATTAGATTCATTAGAGCATGATGCATCAAGAGCAACATATAATTCTTTGGTAAAAATTGATGATACGCATTTTATCTTGGCGTATTGTGGGGTAGATTATGATGGCTATATCAAAACATTTTCAATTGATGGAAGTTATAATATTACAGAGATACATGAATTGGAACATAACACAACTTATGGGGCTAGTAATTCTTTAGTAAAAATTGATGATACACATTTCATTCTTGCTTATAGTGGAACTAATTATAATGCAAATATAAAAACATTTTCAATTGATGGAAGCTATAATATTACAGCAATACATGATTTGGAACATGACACAGGCAATGGATACTCTCAATCACTGATTAAAATTTCTGATACTCTTTATGCACTCGGCTATTCGACTGTTGGTTATGCTGGAATGGTCAAAACATTTTCAATTGATGGAAGCTATAATATTTCTCAAGTTGGTTCACTAGAACATGAAGCAGATTTTGCTAATATAAATTCAATAGTTAAAATCGATGATACCCATATATTATTTGCTTGGTGCGAAGGTGCTGGTAGGGGCTGGCTGAAAACATTTAGTTTTGATACGGATGGAGCTAATATCGCTCAAATTGACTCACTAGACAATATAGCACGTTATATAAGGTGGAATTCATTAGTAAAATTGAATAGTACACATTTTGTTTTGGCAATGGCCAGAGGTACTTCAGATCCAGAAATTAAGACAATTACAATTGATACTAATTATAATATTTCAATATTAAAATCAGTATCAATTAGTAGCATTGATACTGATTATTGTTCTTTAGTAATAGCAACAGCAGAAATGCTTGTACTTGGTTTTGGTGGCACTTATTCGGATGGATATATTTATACATTTGGTGTTGAAAGATTTTTTAATATAGAAGAAGTCGATTCATTGGAGCATGATACATCCTATGGTTATTATAATTCTGTAATTAAAATCGATGATACTCATTTTATACTTGCATATCAAGGAACAGATTATGGTGGATTTATTAAAACATTTAGTTGTGATGCAGATGGAACTAATATTGCTCAAATTGATTCACTAGAACATGATACTGGGTCTAGTAGCTATAATTCTTTTATTACATTAGATTCTACACATTTTATGTTGGCATATCTCAATTCTGATACAGAAGGTCAAATTAAAACTTTTAGTATTGACGGAAGTTATAATATAACTGAAATAGATTCATTAGTACATGATATTTATTATGGAGGATATAATTCATTAGTAAAAATAGACTCTACACACGCAATTCTTTCTTATATGGGCAGATACAATGATAGTTGGATGGCGACATTTTCAGTTGATGCAAGCTATAACATTACTAAAATATATTCATATAGGCACGATTTAGTTAGTGGACTTTACCATTCATTGGTAAAAATTGATGATACACATTTTATTCTTGCTTATACTTCAAATGGTTATGATGGCGTAATTAAAACATTTTCAATTGATGGAAGCTATATTCCATCTGTAATTAATACATTAACACATGATAGTGATTATGCTCGATATAATTCTTTTATTATATTAGATTCTACACATTTTATGTTGGCATACTCTGATTCTAGTTATGATGGCTATATCAAAACATTTTCAATTGACAGTAGTTATGACAACATCACAGAAATAGATTCATTAGAACATGATATCGATTACAATAAAGATAATTCATTAGTAAAAATAGACTCTACACACGCAATGTTGGCTTATGCTGGAGAAGATAATGGGGGCTATGTTAAAACATTTAGTTGTGATGCAGATGGAACTAATATTACTCAAATTGATTCACTAGTACACGATTCTACTATTGGGCTACAAAATTCTTTAGTTATGATGGGTGCAGAACTTTTATTGCTAGCCTATGCTGGTTCTGGTTATGATGGTTATGTAAAAACATTTAAGTTGACTGGAGAGCAAGAAAGCCAAATGTTAAAAATCAATATCGGAGATTCATGGAAAGAGGTTACAAGTGTAAAAATCAATATCGGAGATTCATGGAAAGAGGTTACAAGTGTAAAAATCAATATCGGAGATTCATGGAAAACAAGCTCATGATTTTAAATATAAAATCAGATGAGTTATAATGTAAATAATTAATAATAAAAAATATGCCAATAGCAACAACAACATTCAAAAGATTAGCAGCGACAACTACAGAAGCAGAATATGACTTCGATAATAAAGCAAGAAACATCCTTGTAGGGAATTTAAGCGAAGATGACTCACTTTATATCAAATTGAATGTAACAATCGGTGCAGATGATTATTTTGAGATTTTACCACAACAATCATTCACATTTAGAACTTCAGAATTAGACAACAAACTTGTTTATAAGAGTTCAGCAAATACAGTAAATTTTAATGTCGCATTAAACTAATAAAAATATACGATGGATTTAAGCAAAATAACTAATATTCTTGGAGGTAATTTATTTTCTGGGTTTTCAATGAAGAAAATGCTCGGCTGGGCTATCCCAAATAAAACTGAGTGTCTTCAATCAGTAATGAATAAAGCACCAGTATATAATGGAACTACTGGGTTTTGGGAATGGGAGGATAAAATAGGCAAAGTAGACAAAGCTC